ACACCTGGCCGGTCTTCGAGTCTTTGTACTCATCAACAAACTCAGGGCTGAAATACCGAAACTCTTTCTTGCGAATAGATTCAGCAGCATCTACAGTCCACTCAACAAGAAGCCAGAGTCCAGTCGCACGAATTTCTGCATCACGAACCCACCCAGCTGCAGGACCTTCGGATCTATGGGCGTAATCAATAGCAATATCAATGCCTCGAACACCATTCTTGATGTTCTGGGCAAAACGCTGGATCTTCTCCAGAGTAAACTTAATCCTCCCATACAGAGGGTGCTTGTATTCTGCTCCCACTGGTGCGGCGTGAAGCCAGGAGGTATTCTGATCCTCAGCCAGCACTAGAGTAGACAGATCGCTCAAATAGCCAAACCGTCTCTCTGCAGCTGGAACCGTGTCTCTTAGCTTCATCATCGTCTCCTTCTTGTATTATACACTAGGCAGCGGTTGCGTACTCAGAATACATTATATCCTAGTTAAGCAAGATCTCCGCGAATTCGTACATAAAGAAACTTGTGGTTAGGTACAGTGGTCTTTTTCGTGTCTGTCCAAGTAATCTCGAACTCTGCGTCAAAATCCCCAGAGACGCTTGTATCCGTTCCCTGCCAAGAGTATCTGACCTGTCCTCCAACGGTGTTAATGATAGTACAAGCAGCGCTTACCTTGTACTGACTCTCACCTGGTCTCCACATATTGAACTTGACACTAGTAGCATTAGTCAAGTCTAGCGGCGCGTCGTTATCATCATTCATTAGAATAGCTTCAATGACGGGCAGCAGGTCGCCTTTCTTAATATAGAAATCAGGTGTTGTCGTCATGATCCCTTCCTAACAATACCCGCAGATCTCTTACCACTAGTTACAATACCACTTCTCAAACCGCTGTCAACATCAGCGCTGCGGCGTCCCGAATCTAGAACTCGAGCATCTGTCATCCAGAAGTCCGGCAACGCTCCCGAAATCTGAACAACCTTAGCGGTTTCAACCTCATAAACAGGAGTGACATAGACGTTGATATGCGACTCATAGCCAACTGAGGTAGCGACTTCCGCCTCAATGGCTTTAGTAACCGAAGCAGAAGTTATGCCAACCCAGCCAACCTCTCGGGCAATCTCAGTTTCTACAGCTACATTGACTGCTCGAGTCTGGGGAGCTCCCTGCAGAATGGGCAGAACACCCCATGCAACCTCAACCTCGACCACCAAATTAACCGGAACATCAACGCCACCTGCTGTTATGTCGACTGTCCGAGCTACCTCAGTTTCAGCGACTCGGTTAACGACGACCGTGTAGTTTGCACCCGCAGATCGCGATACTTCAGATTCAATTCCCTTTTGAACACCAAGAGCAATGCCCGATGAGAAGACCTGTTCAATCTCATTGGCCTTGACAACAGAGATGAACTGAGCAGTTATAGTACTAACAGATCGAGCAATCTCAGACTCTGTAGTCTTATTAACAGTCTGAGTTTGGGGTGATCCCTGCAGAACAGGTGAGACAGTTCTACTTACTTCCGTCTCACTAGTCTTTTGTACGCTAAGACCAATACCGATTGATCTCGAAGTTTCAGTTTCAGTAACCTTAGTAACTGATAGATGCAATCCAACGCTTTGAGCAGTTTCAGACTCAACTGACTTACTAACTGCTAAGCCGATGCTAGCGCCTCTAGCAGTCTCAGCTTCGCTGACCTTGGTGACGGAGACCGAAACAGACCCAGGAATCGCAGCGGTCGTTATAGCTGTCTCAGTCTCCGCTACCTTGGCCACACTTAGAGCAATACCAGCACTTTGGGTATTCTCAGCCTCAGTAACCTTATCAACAGTAACAGAAACTGTTCCAGGTACCGCAGTTACAGTCCTAGCAGTCTCTGTTTCAGTTGCTTTAACAATCGGTATCGCTATCTCACTGGCAGTCGTTACAGTTCTAGCAGTCTCGGTTTCTGATGCCCTGCCTACTGCCACACTTTGAGGGGCAAACACCGTAATGGATTGCGCAACCTCGGTCTCCTGCGCTTTGCCAAGCCACAGTTTGATCCCTATGGCTTTAACAGCTTCATTTTCAACGGTGGCATTGACGGCGACCAATTTGCTGGCAGATACGCCAACAGATTTGGCGCTCTCAGTCTCAGAAGCAACGCCGACCGCAACAGAGCGTGTAGCAACAGCACCAATAGGCGTTGCAATTTCCGTCTCACTTGCAACTCCGACCGCAACACTACGAACAGCAACAGCACCAATAGGTCTTGCGGTTTCAGTCTCACTAGTCACGCTAGCGGTGACAAAGAAGTCTCGAGAGTGAAGTACTTCAATTCCAGCTTGCGTCAACCAAGCGGCTGGATTTAGCTCTTGACTAAGTACCTCAATTCCAGCGTGTGATAATTTGGCATCAGGAGAAGGATGCTGAAGGAGGACTTCAAGGCCCACTTGTGCAAGCTTTGCCTGCGTAGTGAGCACATTTTTAGCCGACTCGATTTCGCTGGCTTTGATAACTGATAGCTGAATGCCTATTGCTTTTGCGGTTTCGGTTTCAGACGCTTTACTGACAGCAACCGTCTGACCAGTTACTCTGGCGATGTAAAAGTCATCAACATATACAGAAGTTGGTGTATTTGTAGCATCATACATCGACAAATACGCACGAAATATATCGCCGTACAAGTCGCTATCAGTTACCTCGATACCCCAGGTACTAGGCTCATCCCCTAAAGCGCCAGACCACTGTTTAGCGTGCAGAAGGTTCGGCCAGACCCATTCAAGCCTATACCAATACCAACTAGTCCCCGGCGCCGTCCCCCAACTCCCCAAATTAGTCCACGAACCACCAACATTTTTGGAAAGCTCTAATTGGCCATTTGCTGTTTCAACATTTATTTGGTAGCTATTGAGAGGATTTTCTGGCGAAGCAGACCACCCAGGGGTCCCAACCATGATGCCCATGAGCCAACGTGCATCTGTGGATTCACGAGCACACCGCCAAATCAGATTGATGCCACCATCACTTCCGACTTCAAGGCTGTAAACACGTGCCCTATCACCCGTGTCGTTCGCATTCAGAGCACCAACGCCTCCCGTGACGGTGGCGGTGCCATCGGAAATATGTGTCTCCGTCCAAGGAGGAAAAGGCCAATCCAATTGTCCGAAAGTTTCAGTATACGGATATTTAAACGGCGCAATGGTGCGGGCAGTCTCGATTTCGGAAGCCTTACCAACTGCCACCAAGCGAGTAGCAACTACTCCAACCGTACTAGCAGTCTCGGTCTCGGATGCTTTCCCAACCGCCACCGTTTGCGCGGTATCCGGTCGCAGCGCCATCGTGACTGCGCACCACGCATTGTTTGTAGACACCTGCGAATGAGTGAAAGCAGCAGGGTCCTCAGGGTCTGACGGGTTCGTACGGTAGCCGAGACCGACGGTGACATCCGACGTGTCATCCGCCGACCGTTGAACAGCGTTCGTCGTGTACCCCGTCGGGAACGTGTAGGTGGCCGTCGCACCACCCGTATGCCCCGTGGCGGCGGCAATTACTGTCCACACACCCGAAGGGTTGTTATGGTCAATCGACGGCGGATCGGCGTTGCCGCTGTCGATGCCCGTCGCAGTCGTAGAGGCCACATCGAACGGGTTGGTCGGGTCTACCCCTCGGAAAGCCATCATCACCGCTGATACAGCGGCGTCCGTCCCACCCTGACCGTCCACTACGGCAGACGTGTCAGGGGTGGCGGGCATGATCTTCCAGTACACCCCAAGGTTGGCGTCCTGGGTATCGTTGGCGAACAGGTCGGCGATCTCTGTCCACCCCGCCGAAACCATCGCCATGTTGAAATCGACGTTGTCGTTGTCGCCGATCCCGTAGGCAACAATAACCAGGTCGTTTTGCTGCAAGCCGAGACCCGACAGGGTGAGGGTTGCGTCGGACCCGTTAGCAGCGGCAGCGCTGGTCGAAGCTACATAGGAAATAGCCATTTATACAGGCCCTATTTACAAAGCGTCTCTACACTGCGCCCCAATTTGCACGGCGTTTACGTTAGTCGGTGTCCATTCTGCCGACGTGTTCGGGTCAGTTACGAAAATCTCTCGAAAGTGATTTGCGGACACACCCAAACCAACATCGCTACCAAAGAAGTTTGTGCTACCAGAACGCAACACCCGGCGTGCCTTGCGTGAACCGCTATCAGACTTCAGCATGTACAAATTGCTCTGCACAGCATGAACCCTGACAGTCGTAGAGATATCGGCTACATTCAGAAGCTCGATTTCGTCTTCGACATTGGTATACGCAAAATCAGACGTACTTGGAGGAACCTCGTCTACTACCTCATAGTGATTGGTGCCAGTAGACAAGTCCCATTGCACCGTAACGCCATCAGCATTTGCAGGGCAGTAAGTGCAACGAGAATCACCAAGATAATCATTGGGGGCAGTTGCATCGCCTGTGACGATATACACATCGTCAATCCGAGTTTGTGCCCCACCTAACTGCGCACCGAGAATTTGAACGTATGCAATTACAGTGCCGGTGCCTCCGTTGTTTGTGTCTTGATTTGTTAAAGAGTAAACAGTCACAGCATTCTTCCGAATTTCCACCGCTCCTGTCGTATCATGGCGTGTGACCTTGAACTCCCAATAATCGTATTGACCAATTGTGAACAACCCCGCAGGAGAACTGCCCAATAGAACGCTTCCATCCCCACGATATACGTTAAACCCGCCATCTCCCCTTGGAAGGATGGAAACGTGAACAGTAGACCCATTCGGGTCAAAAAATTTAAGTAAATCACTGCCACCTGCTACGGTCCCGCCCGAATAGTTCAAGGCAAACCCAATAATGACGGTGGCGTGACCTACTAAAAGTGTCCGTGTGCTATACGAACCAGAACCACCAGAAAGATGACGTGTCCCGGTTCTCGGGCCTGTAGTCACGATAGAGTGAGAGCTCGAATGCCACTTACCATCGGAGACGACAGCATCACGATCATCAAACCCATCGAACATATCGAGCGCCACTATGTCACCTCTTTACAAGAAGTCTGGGGGGTTACCAAGTTACCCCCCAGACTTCAGCCACTCCACTTAAGAGCTTCCCCAGAATCCGTTGGTCTGATCAAAGTCAGCTGTGATGTTACCTCCATTCGGTGTAACAACCCAGTCGTGACAAGTAAGTGGAATGATGCTAGCGTCACCACCGCCAGTGTTATCCGAGTCGTAAGTCATAAGCAAATCAACAGACGCGTTACCTGTAACACTGTTCCACGTCTGATCAGCATCCACGACCGTCTTGACGGAGTTGGCTGTATCATCAACAGAGAAAGTGATCGCAGCGGCTGCGAGCTGAATACGAGCGTAGTTAGTCGCAGTCCACTCAACTGGGGTTCCGGCAATGAGAGTTGCCAAGTCATCGTAGTTGTTGAGAGTGTCATCAGCCTCAGAGGTCTCCAACACGACAATCACAACACGACTATTAGCTCCTGCCAGGCCCAGCGCGTCAGCTGTATAGTAGCCTACCTTTCCCTTAGCGATGTTGAAAACGAAGTTCGCCACTACTTACCTCCCTCAGCGCTACTAGATCGCTCCGTTTCCTTAACACTAACTACCTTAACCACTTGATCCTTAGACTTCTTTTCCTGCTTGACGCGCTCTAAGTGCTGTCTACTCACCTGACTTATCCTCTCCTGTTCCTTGACCCTGTCTTGCAGACGGTGGACCCTGCCTAGGCATTCCCGCTCTTGGCAGCTGAGGAGTTATCACCTCACGAGTAGACAACTCATCCACCTGAGGCAAATCCATTTCCTTACGCACCCAAGTCTCCAACTCATCATCAGGCTGAATGACCTTAGCTCCGATGAAGTTCCTAATCGCAAAGGATAGAGTACGCCAGTCAGCAGTCTCACCAATTCTGCGAACACCAAGTCTCGGATAATCAGTAACTCTCGGATAGTTGAAATCAATCAATTCAGGAATAGCATACTTGTTCAGAACATCTGCAATGATGTCTGCAATGAAGCGAGTTGCCTTCAAGAACAACTCAACCTGAACAGTAGCCGCCGCACTTGTTTCAGTGCCAACAAAGTTTGCTAGAACATTCCTAACAACAGCATTGTCATGATGTTCAATAGAGCTGGCAATATCTACTAATCGACCCTTGATATCAGCAAACTGCAGTTCCCACATCGGAGGCAGAACAACGTAGGCCCTCTCGTTCGTTCTAAGATTTCGTCCCAACTCCCTCGCAAGCTCGCGATCCTTCGAGCTGAAGTTGGGTGGAAGTTTGATGACAGGAATTCCAATACCATGACGCTCCTTCTGAATAGCGTCAATCTTGTACAGGTTATCCTTGTAGTACCAGTGCTTCCAAGCACTTCTCAGAAGCGAAATACCCTCAACGTTGCCAGCCTCGCGATCATAGCTAAAGACAAGCAACTGCTCAATTGGAATCCAGACAGGTGAAGTTCCATCCCAGGCAGCGAACCAAGCGCCTTGAGCACCCCCATGCTGGTCGTACTCCCATTCTTCAACATCTAATGGATGTCGAGGCGCAAACTTCTTCCAGACGACGCGTGTTTGTGGTGCTTTATCTGGGTTTGTAGACACCTGACGAACGGTGAATACCTTCTCAAACGTGTAGTATCCGAAATCTAGCATCAAAAGTGCTTCGATTAGAAACTGAAACCAGCTAATCGACATCCAATTGAACAGACACTTGCTTATAAATTTGGACTGTTCATCTGCTTCCTCATCTCCAGGATTGGCAGATTCTACAAACCAGCGTCCGGCGAGCACAGGTGTCTTCGCAATTCGAAGTGACTGACGCACTGTCGAGTCACTTCTACGCATTTCGTCGAAGGTTTTCGTGCCATTATGGCCTGACACGAGCGTATTATACTCTTCTCCGCCCAACATACGACGATAATAGGTACCTGCTGAGCCAAGTTCCTTCTCGACGTCTGGCTCTGCTAGACGTGTCTGACTCTTAGGAGACACTACCACAAAGCCCGAATCCACATCTACATCCAGAATATCATGTCCACGGAGGATCTCCTCGAGACCCCTAAGCTTAGACTCGCCTCCATGCTCCTCTCTTTCCACAGGGCGACTGACGTTGTAACTGACGAGTCTTTCACTGATGGTCATTAAAATCTCACTTCAGTACTAAAGGCGCTGATTTCGTCGTCAGAAAAACTCAGTTGTGTGAGAGTATCTCGAGGACCATCCTTTGGCAAGAGGTCCACTACCCCCTCAAGATGACTATCTGCGCCCAGCTCGAACAGATGCATCAAGCCATATCTGATAGCATCCATTGCATGATCGTCCTTCTTGTAGGGCCCTTCTCGAGGGTCTGTGCCCGATGAGGGCTGAGAACGCATACGATAATTCTGAAACTCTCTGATAACGTTAGGGCAATTCCGAGACACATACAGCTTTGGCACCTTAAAGGGCTCATTGTACTGATCCATAGTACCCGTATCGTATAGTCTCAGAAAGCGCTTAACGACCTCTACTCCCTGGCGCCAGTTCTCTTTTGCCTCTGGCAGCGCGACGCAAGCAGCCAGAAGTTTGTTGACTGTGAGTACTGCTTCAGGATCCTCAGCATCTGCGTAGCTACAAACAATGTGGTGGCCTTGTGGCTGCTCGTAGTTCTTATAGTCCTCGAGCACTTCCTCCAGTCGCTTTCCACTGGCATAGGTCTCTCTCCAGATGTAGACGTCATCAAACGGACTCACCTGAACGTCCAAAATACACAGAGGATTTACAAACCCCCAGTCAATGAACAGGTAGTTACGCCAGTTAGGGTTGTACTCATACTCAATAACATGCTTGAGCAGATCAAACTCCGTATAAATCTTACCAACAAACGAAGTGAACTCGGCTGCAATTTCCTGCTCGAACCACTCCTTCGAAGTTGAACGCTCCATGCTGAGAATCTCGGGGTCCTGGCGTCCCCCAGGGAAAACGACTGTGTTCTCCCAGCTTGGTAGTCTCCAGCTAGCGTAATCGGGGTATGTCGGTAACGTCCCCAGCGTCCACAGGTCGTAGAACCAGTTCTGTCCCTCAGGTGTCGTGCAGAATGTCGCGAACCCCCTCTTGTCTGAGAGTGCTGGACGAATGAACCGCTCCCACGTGTCATGCCTATGCTTCGCCGCCTCGGACATGATCACGCCGTCGAGCGACTCGCCTACAAGATTCTCCGGGTGATCTGCAGACCTAACCTCAAGACGTGTGTTCCAAGGTAGCTGAATGAACATCACACCTTGTTTCTTGTTGTAGGCCTTCTTGATGCGCTTATCCCTCCCAAGTGACAGCTTCACCATCAAGTCATTCCAGATCACCCGGAATTCTTTTTCTCCCTGATCGTAGGTAGGTCCTACGATCCAGAAGTTCTTATTAGGGAGAAAAAGCTGCGGCTCCATGTCTCTAGCAGCCATGGTGCTCTTACCGTAGCGGCGACCGCAGCAAGCCATACGAAAGCGAGCAGTCGAGTCATGGAATGACTGCTGCCCGAGATGTGGAACGTACTCGATCTTGCTGTACAGTGCCGCCTTGTTCACTAGCGACCCTGATTGTTAGGCAGTGGCTTGCCCTGCTTGGCAGCCATCTTCCCAGAGTCCTGAGCACGGCCCTTAATCACACCTGCTTTAGATGCACGCTGCGAGGCTGTACCTGCAGGTCCAGAAACACCTCGCATAGGGTTCTTGGACAGACTGCCGACGCCCTTACCCCTCTTCATCAGGTCCTCCATCTGTTAAACTCTTAACAAGGTCCATCAGCTCATCTCTAGCCGCAAAGTTCAGATCCTGCAGGCGGCCCATGACACGCTCCACGATGTATCGTGAGGCATCAAGACGTGCACGCTCGCTTTGACCGTTCTGGGAAATTTTCACGATGGCTAGAGCAGCATGAGGCAGGTTCTGTCGGAAGAGTCTCTCTGCAGTCGCCACCTCATCAGGATCGCCCATGATGGTAGCTTCAGTGCGAAGAGCTTCTAGCTCCTCCTCAGAGACATGCCCTTCTAGGCTGTTGAGGTCTTGCTCGTGCTCCATACTTCTATTATATAGGTACTTCTCAAAGGAGCCTAGCGCTTTGTATATACGGGTAACACTAGGATTAAAACTCTAGTGTGAGTAACCGGTCCCCGGCATTTTCTGCTACAAAATGCTTTATAATATTGTTATACAATATAATATAATATTATATATCCAACAACCACGTAGCCGAGCGAAGCCGATTATCCTTGACAATTAAATAGCGCGAAGGGCTCTTAGCGATCCTGCTCGATCGTAAATAAGCGTTAGAGAGGGGAGGTGAACATAATGGAGCATACAGAGCTCAAGGTGAGCCTTACTCGTGATCTCAGCCCTTACAGGATCGCGAAGTACCTGAAGGAGATCTACTCCATCGACTTTGCTCCTCAGCGAGTCTACAGGAGCATCAAAGACGGAAAGCTCTCCTTCTACACCGTGAAGATCAATAACCGGGTGCAAATGCTCGTTACACACCAAGATGCAACGAACTACATCCTCGGGGTTCTCAACGGTGCGAAGAGCAACGTGGAGTGGTGAAACAGACCGTAGAGTTTCGCCCCCGATCAACCTAGAGCTTAGCTAACGGTAAGCTCTCGCCGAAGATCGAGCAGGATCGCTAAGAGTCCTTTCAAAGCAAAAAAGCCCCTCTCCTGGCGAGAGGGGCTTTTTTTGC